CCCAAGGCGGCGACAACGCAATTTATCCCCACTGGAATATGGAAGAAGGACACTCAGCAGTGCTCCGTTTCTTACCTGACGGTGATCCCAAAAACACTTTCTTCTGGGTTGAGCGTGCGATGATCAAGCTCCC